AGACTATCTGAATGAAGCCAATAACGTCTATAAGACGGACTACGATACTCTTGAGACATCAACTAAAAACAGGTATGAACAGGACCTTACGAAGCTCAAGGATAACCTTGTAGAAGAGTATAACCGTCGTGGCATACTGAACTCTGGTCTTTATGGAGACGCAGTCGGGAAGGCACAGACAGACTGGGGTAACAGCAAAAACTCCGCCCTGGCTGAGCTTAGCTTAAGAAGGCGTGAGGCAGTCGAAGGCCTAGCTAAGAGCAGATATAACACCGCCTACGGTCAGTGGCAAGATGCTCAGGATAGAGCTGCCGCGGCTGCTGCGGCAAGGACCCGTTCTTATAGCTCTGGTGGAGGCGGTAGCACAAGGAAGAGCACCTACTCCAAGGATGACCTAACCGCTCTAGCTAGGCAAAATCTGTTACAAGATGCCCGAAACTACGGCTTAAGCTACACCAGAAGCGGAAAGAGCTTTAACACGGGGTATGACACCGAGAACAGCTTCATCCCAGCCATGGCTCAGAAGTATGGCTCGGTCCTTAGCCTTAAAGACATTAAGGCCCTAGTCTATGCAGGAAGAAAACCTTACGAATCAAAGGGGTAGGAATTGAATCAATCAGTCTATGAAAAATTAGCGAGACAAATGTCTGCCTATAATGTTGAGCATTGGAACCAGGCTTCTTTAGGCTGGACGCGTCAAGCCAAGGAAGCAAACAACATTGCCAGGAAGCAGAATATCAACCGTCAGATAGACGAAAAGACCGCTAAAGTTAAGGCAGAAACAAAGAAGTTTAAGTTGAGCGACCTTTACGCTCCGGCTGAGGCAGCCGCTGCCCAGACCTGGAAATATGGTCGCTCCCTAACCGGCGGTCTTACCAATATCGTCTCAGACACTGCCCTCGGTGGCTACGGAGCAAAGGCATCGAAGAAGTCTCAAGAGAATCTGGTTAAGAAGAAGTACGGCGAAGGCTCTAAGGAGTACAAGAAGTTCAAACAGAAGTCAGATGAGATGTACGGCTGGACGCTGCCTGGACTATTTGAGTCTGGCCAAAGACAGGGAGATGTCTGGACAGCCGAAAAACGTGGAGATACTGCTAGAAAAGAGCAGAAAGACCTAACCGATAAGTACGCTCCGTCAATCAACAAGTTTATGAATCTTGATGACGCTGGGAAGGTTAAGTTCCTGACCGGGAAATCAAACAGAGACCAGAGAGCCGTTAAATACTGGCTCAGAGAACAGGAGAAAATACAGGGACGAAAGACCGAGCTTGGGCAGTTGCTGGATAAACCAGGGTGGAAGGCCGCTGATACCACCGCTGACATTCTATCTCAGGTACTCAAGTATAAAGGTATCGGGCAGCTGACAGACCCAGTCGGGGTTGGCAGCACAATTCAAAACCCACTTACCAGGATAGCCACTAAGGCTGCCGTTAATATACCGGTCAACGTCGCTCAGGGCCAGGCTGGATATTCTACCCCAGAGCTAGAAGGAATGAGCCGTAAGAAGGCCGCAGCGATTGATGTGGCTGCCGGTGCTATAACCCCCGCTATCGGCGAAGGAGTTGAGGCTGGGGTCAAGAAGTTCATGAAACCAGTTAGTACGGTCCGAAAGGCTCTCGCCCCAACCGTAATTGAGAAGGCCCTAGTTGAAGGACGTAATGTCCAGACCGCTTTGAATAAGATTAAGAAGGCAACTACCCCAGAACAATATGCTCTTTTGAAACAGGAGATACTAAATGGGGACCGCTCAACCGCAGATTTATTTGAATTAGCCGGAAAGATTAAGACCGGCTCTAAAGTTAAGTCAGAGAAATATCTAGCCCTACCAACCGGTGAGGCTCCGGGCTTCACAATGCGAGAAAACCTGGAGACAATGGCAAAAACGGGGGGTGATGAGATACCTGAAACGGTAATAAAGCCTAACGTCGCACAATATAATAACCTCGAAGATACGATTTCTAATGCCACCGCTGCGGAAAAGAAGCAATTAACCCACCTAGAAGAAGTCATTGATAATACCAGAAAGATTCAGGCCAAGCTGAACAAGGCCGGGGCTACCGAGAAGTCATCTCAGATGGAGGACCTGATTATCGCTAAAGAACATCAGAAGGCCACCCTGGTTAATGGAATCAGAGATAGGATTGCAGCAGCCACTAATAACCCAGACGTTGGAAAGGTAGTATATCCCAAGGGAGCGAAGAACCAATTCGCTGGGGACTGGGGAAGGGTTACTTCTGTCGATGCCAATGGAGAATACCACGTTGCTATGCTTGGCGATGAAGGAACGACTAATGTCTTCCCAAAGAATCAGCTAAAAATACCAAAGGAGACAGTTGATTCCGCTCCGAAGCAATCATACCCAGCGTTTGATGAGAGTGTAGTCCAGTCATCAAGGCCGGTAAAATTAGCTGATACAGAAATAATGACTGAGCCTAAAATCATCAAAGTATCTGACGCAGAACAATATTCCGGTCAGTACGATGCTAACCCAATTTACATAGATAAGTTCAAGAAGAGTATCGCTAGTGGTGAGCCGATGGAGCCGATTACCATAGAGATTAGAAATGCCGACAGCGTTGTTAATGGAGATGTCCCAGATTATAGAATCCTAGATGGGCACCATAGACTACTCGCAGCTAAGGAGCTTGGTTATCAAGAAGTACCAGTCAGATATATCTACGATACCGAGATGATGTCTCCTGATGAATTAGCGGACGCTAAGAGAATGTTCGGAGAATCAACCGTACCAGTTAAGGGTGGGGTAGATACATTTAAGTTCCAAGATGCTAACCAAGAAAAGATAGTTAAGCGTTGGAACGATTGGCGGACACCATCACTAGATAACCCACAACCAGGTGGATATAACGCTATGACCCTAAGAGAAACGCTTGAGGGTACTGGGGATATTTTTAGAGAATCTACGAAGAAAAATGCTGACCCTGCCTATATTGCTGAAAAGGTTAAAAGACTAAACAATCTAATAAATGAGCCGAATAAGATGGCTGACTACTCTGATAACAAAAAGATTCTATCAGAGCTTCGTGCTTCCTGGGTAAAGCAACCAGCCAACACCGCCCAAGAAAAACTAGCCAGAGACTTAAACTTAGCTGTCATAGATGGTGACTTCAATAAAGCACAAAAACTGGTTAACCAGCTCTCCCAACCTAGTGTGGGTGGGGTAGATATACCCGATAACCTCGGCCCTGAAATCCTAGGCCCTAAACCTGCTACGGCCGGTGACGTTAATATCAGCTTTGAAAAGACTGCCGAGCTAGACCCAGAAGACCTCAAGGCATTCTACCGAAAGAATATGTTTGATAATGGGGTCAACCCGGCTCAGGTTGATAATCTAATGGACCACGGGACTACCAGCTCAATCAAGTTAGAAGATAACTGGGTTCCGCCGGCATACGACCATAAGTGGCAGAAGATTGTCAGAGGTATCGGTGATAAGATTGGGGAGAAGGCTCAGGGCAGTAAGTTCCTAAAACATCTCACCACCCAAGAGGGCCGTCCTAATGACTACTGGAAGCTCTATAAGGAGCGTGCCTATGAGATTCGTGGCTCCCTTGACCAGATAAAGAATAACTTTATCAGACCGCTAGAAAATCTATCCCAAGAAGAAAAGATAAGCGTTGGCAATATGCTCCGTGGCCTTGAGCCAGTGAGCGGACCGAACGCCGAGCTCATCAATGCCACCAAGGCAGACATCGCTAGACTCGGTAACGAGCTGGTGACAATTGAAGATGATATGGTGGCCAGAGGGGTGATTGATGAATCTAGCAGAATCCTGACCAGGGAAACATTTGAAAAGAATATGTATAACTATCTCCGCGACTACTACCGAGGCGGGGCTAAGCAAACCTTCCCGATTCCAACTAGGCCGATTAAGCTAGAGACGGGCATGGGTAAGAGGAAGCTGACCGCCGAAGAGTGGGGCCAGAGAGCCTTACAATTCGAGGGTGTCGGCAAGAAAGAGATAGCCAATTATAGTGCCGAAGAACTATCCCGGATAGGTCTTGAGGCTAAGAGAGCCTACGGCTGGGTAGAAGAAGCTGACCTTGGCCTTCAGAGAACCTACAAGGACATGATTGGCACCGTTACAAACTACAAATACTTTAACTCGATTATAGATAATAAGGGGTGGTGGTCTGATGTAGAAACTGACGGAATGAAGCTACTCCCAACCGACAAGAGGCTTGGGCCGCTTAGTGGCAAATATGTGCTAGACCCAATCGCCGGCGACCTCAAGTCGATGATTAAAGAGCCAGACTTTATTGACAAATACTTTAGCCCGATTAACGGATGGTGGAAGATGGGCAAGACTGCCTTTAGCCCAGCCACGGCCATGAGAAACGCATATAGCGGCACGATAGTCCAAAACGATATGGCTGGTGCTCCTGTCTGGGAACACGGAAAGCTCTGGGGAAGCTCAGTCAGAGACTATGTTAAAAAGACTGGTCGGTTTAATGAGGCTACTCGCTCCGGGCTATTCGGTGGTGACTACTTCTCCCAAGAGGTAGATGACCAGATTCTAAAGAGCATCGAGATGAGCGACAACCCAACCAAGGCTACCTTCGCAGCTATCGGTGATAAGGTTAAAGATGTCGGCTCCTACTACCAGAAGATTGACCACCTGAACCGAATGTATCTTTTCAACTACGCCAGAGATAACGGGGCTTCAATCGTCCAGGCTAGAAACTACGCTAATAAGTGGCAGCTTGACTATACCTTTGTACCGAAGATTGTCCAAGAGATGAGAAGGCTTCCGCTCCTCGCTCCATTCGCCAGCTTTAAGTACCTGATGGCTCCTCGTATTATTGAGTTCATGGCCAATCGCCCCTGGGCCTTCGCCAAGTACCCACTTATCTTCGGAGCAATCAGTGCCGCCTCAGCCAAGGCAATCGGAATGAGCGAAGAAGAGGCTGATGCTCAGAAGCCAGAGAATATAAGCTGGGGAGCCCTAATGCCCTGGAGAGATTCCCGCGGGAAACCGGTTTGGCTTGACCTGAGTTATACCCTTCCATTCGGTAAGTACGGGCTAGACCCGAAGACGGCGGACCTATTCGGCGGTGGTCCTGTCGGAACCATCTACAACGCAGCTTCTAACTGGGACCCATATTTCCAAGACACTATCCGCAAGGAGTATAAGAATCCAATGGAGAACGCTCTCGGGACCGCTGATTATGTCGCCCGTGGAGTCCTTCCCAATATTACATACCAAGCTCCACAGAGCATCGGAAAGTCTGTCATTAAGACGATGAAGGGCGAAGAGCCAACTAGGGCAATCGGTCCAGAATTACTGAATAGCCTGTTTGGAATCAGAACAGCCTCACCATCAAAGTACACCATGGAAAAGATTCTAAAGAAGGCCGGGGTCACGGTCAGCAGCGAGCATACAGCTGACTTTAATGAGTTGTTCAAGCCAAAAAATGAGCGTACACTTAATGATAACTGGGTAGCTCAGAATCTGGTTAAGAAGGTGAATGACCCAAAGACTGACCCTAAGAAGAAAACTTATATCGAGAAACTTATTAAGGGGTTTGGTATCAAGCCAGAAGAGTTCGGGGGCATTGACGATGCCAGGAAGCAACGCCTGAGAGATGCCCGGAAGAAGAAATGAACATTGAAAACTTATTACAGTTAGGTGCGGTTGGAGCCATCGCCATTTATTTGGTCGTATTTTTGGTGAAGGATGTAAAAACCAGCCAGACGAAAATTATTGAAACCCTAGAAGTAATGTGCGAAACACTAGGGATAAAGAAAGGAAAATGATGGACGGGACTACGCTAATCATGTATGCAATCCTGGTCGTGGTAGCCATATCAGCATTGCTGATAAGGAGGGACACGAAGGACCTGATAAAGCGAAGCGACGCTATCCAGAAATCCTTGAATAGCTACATAAAGAAGGAGCAACATAGATGATGTCAAGACAAACTAATATCCTGATAGCTTTGATAATACTGGTGCTATTGGGCCATTCTTGGTGGGTCCATTTTAAAGTGAAGGACGGACTCGCTCGGCTTATGTTCCTGTGGGGATGCGGGATGCTTTTTGCCTTTGTCCTCGTCAGAATGATAACCTACCTACTACTTGATTTCGGCATTATAAGCGGGATAACGGTTAATGCCATATTCACATATAACGTATGGATAATCTACGCCCTGGTAATTGGTCAGTATGTCATACAGAATAAAAAATGATGAAAGGAGTCAACGATGATTAGTATTGTTAATTTTGAGAAGAAGTGGAACGGCCGCTACAATAATAAAGATGGGGCCTACGGGCCACAATGTTTCGATATTGTGAACCAATGGTGCGGTGACAATGGGTGGCCAACCATTAAGGGGATGAGTGCCGTAGGGGCCATAACGGCTAACTCTAGGGCCTATACCTGGATTCCAAACAAGCCCTGGAACTCACCTCGTACTGGTGATATTGTGATTATGCAAGGACCGGCCTTTTCCCATATCGCCATCGTCGAATCTGCCAACGTATTAACGCTTAGAGCCTTTGGTCAATGCTGGCCGAAGCCTACGCTGGTTAATAGTCGGGGCCAGGTGTACCAGGTCGGGTCGCCTTGTGCCAGAGTATCATATAACTACATCCGTCCTAAGATTCTAGGATGGTTGAGAAAGAAGTAGGGAGATTATGAAGAATATCCTGAGCCGTCTCAAGAGCCCAGTGGTCATCGTCCAATTTCTGACCATTATCGGGACCGCAGTCATCCTGTTCGTTCCTGGCTATGATGAGCAAGTTCGGCAAATTGCCGGAGCTCTTGCTGTCATCGTCAACGTAGTCGCTGGTCTTAACAACCCAACTGACCGCGAAAACTTCTAGCATCTAGCTATGGGCCCTTCGGGGCCTTCAGGTGGATACTATCCAAGCAACTTTTAAGGGGGTGTTTTTATTGAGAAGGTTTGGCGAGTGCCTCGTCTGCGAAGAGGAGAAGACACTCACGAGACATCACCCCACGCACATTGACATCACTATTGATATTTACACCCAGTTGTATTATGATTGATGTATGAAAAAAATACCTTTAAGCAAAGAAAAATATGCTGTCGTTGACGATGATGACTTTAATTATCTGAGTCAATATAAGTGGTCATTTGATAGATACGCATATAGGACGGTAAAGAAAGATGGTAAAAGGACTACTGTTCGTATGCACAGACTGATAATGAATGCACCAGATGGTCTGGATGTTGACCACATAAACCACGATAAACTTGATAATAGGAGGTCAAATCTAAGAGTATGTAGCAGAAGTTATAACATCAGGAACAAAACAAAAAATCATAATCTAACATCAAAATATAAGGGTGTTTCATACGATAAGGGTAGAAAAAAATGGTGTGCATTTATTTGTGTCAATTATAAGAAAAGTAATCTTGGGAGATTTAATTCAGAAATTGAGGCACATAAGGCATATCAAACTGCCTGTAATACGATTGAGCGTAAATATCAATAGCGATAATTAGGAGGTGACTGGAATGAGGCGTTTTGGAAGCTGTTTTCTTTGCAACATGGAGAGACCACTTACAAAGCACCATCTTTGACTCTGGCATCCTAAGAAGGCCCATCGTGGCCGGCTAGGGGACATTCGTTACATTTGTCACGAATGCCACGAAGCCTACAACCATCTCTTTGACCACCTCTGCCGCAGGCACAAGAAGGTGTGTTATGGGTGCAGGTTTAACATCATCTGTTGCTATGAGGAGGTGTAGTTATGGGCAACATCGACATTCCCAGCAAGCACGCTAACCCCGTCTGCGGTCAGTGTCACGACAACTTCCCCCAGGTATACCAGGTTTGCCAGAACCCCTGTGGGCAGCTTGTGACCTATGCCGCCATTGAGGCGGGCCGTCAGATTCGAGCAGAGTCTCAGCACTCGGTCGACTCTATCAAGCGTCTCCACGCCGATGCCGAAGGGCTCCGCTCTGACTAGTACCAAAACCGGTTCGGGAGGTCCGGTAGCACAAAACCTCTCTTTATTTTATTTCTTCAGTTTTCTTTGGAAGGATAACAGATTCAGTCGTTAGAAGCATCGCTGCCACAGAGGCAGCATTTTCCATTGCAGTCCGTGTTACCTTAACCGGGTCGATTATCCCGGCCTTAAGCAAATCTTTGTACTGACCATCAGAGAAGTCGTAGCCAAAGTTCGGAGCCTCAAAGGCTAGTCTCTTGGCAATCTTTTGTGGGTTATCTCCAGCGTTTCTTGCCATTCTAAATAGTGGAGCAAGGGTAGCGGCCATTACGATATTGTAGCCGTACCGTTCGTCTCCGCTTGGTTGGTAATCCATTCCGGTGTAGTTGTTGGCTGCTCTCATCAGAGCGACCCCACCACCCGGGACGATTCCTTCATCAATGGCAGCCCGAGTAGAGGAGAGGGCATCTTCGAATCGGTGTAGCAGTTCCTTCTGCTCAGTCTCAGTGGCTGCCCCAACTCGGACGATAACCACCCCGCCATAGAGCTTGGCGATTCTTTCTTGGAGCTTTTCTTTTTCCCAATCAGACTTAGATTTCTTCATCTTGGCCTTAAGCGAATCAACTCGCTCGGTAATTTTCTCTTTAGTCCCGGCTCCCTCAACGATAGTAGTATTGTCTGCGGTTGAGACTACCCGTCTAGCCGTACCAAGTACCGCCAGGTCAGCCTCGGTTATTTTAATCCCAGCCTTATCGCTGACCACCGTACCACCGGTCATGACCGCGACATCTTTTAATAGTTCTTCTTGGTTCTCACCAATCCCCGGAGCCTTAACGCCCAGGACATTGATATTTCCCTTCACTTTATTTAAGACGAGAGTGCCAAGGGCCTCTCCATCCAAATCATCAGCAATAATCACTAGGTTCTTCAGCCCTACCTGACCCATCTTCTCAAGGAGTGGAATCAATTGTTGGACACTAGCAATCTTCTCATCTGTTATGAGAATCCGAGCATCTTCAACGACCGCCTCAGAGCGGACCTGGTCGGTAATGAAGTAGGGAGTAATGTAGCCTCGGTCTACTTGCATTCCACCGACTACTTCTTTTTCAAAGCCCGGCTTAGGGTTGTCCTCTACGGTGATGACCCCATCTTTACCGGCCGTCTCAATTGCCTCAGCTACAAGCTCTCCGAGCTCTTTGCTCCCGGCCGAGATAGTAGCTACACTTATAATATCGTTATATGTTTTGACATCTTTCTTAATCTTGTCTAGGTTTTTAACCACTTCAGCCGTAGTTTTTTCAATGCCGCGGCGAACTGCCATCGCATTAACCGGCTTTAGTCTGAACTTCCTATCCATAATATCTATGCCGCTTTTAATCATTGCTTGAGCCAAAACCGTAGCGGTAGTGGTCCCGTCTCCGGCCACATCATTTGTCTTTGAGGCGGCTTCTCTTACTAGGTCTGCCCCAATCCCTTCGTAACCATCAAGGACAATCTGTCTAGCGATTGAAACCCCGTCATTGGTGATAACTGGACTCTCTAGTTTATACACTGCATTTCTACCTTTGGGCCCGAGGGTTGCCCCAACGGCCTCTGCCAAAGTATTAACTCCCGACACTAACGCTTTTCTCGCCTCTTTACCGATTTTCATTTAACCTCCTTAGCTAATATATCTTCAGCTTGTACTGCAAAGAACTCACCCACCGGCAGCGAGGAGTAATTTGAGTAATGGACAATGTCACCGACCTTCCACTCTTTAACGGAAGTGCCGATAGCGATAATCTTTCCGCTCTCCGGCTTGTCCTTAGTTTCGGCAATCACAAGACCGCCAATGGTTTTCTGTGGTAGGGCCTCAACAAGTACCCTGGTTTTTGATGGTTTCAACTTCATCAATGCCTCCTATTTAATTTCCCTAGCCCCAGAGTAGCACGTTAGAACTTTTGCGAGGACAAAAATTAAGGTGGCCGGAGGGTGGCCTGTTGTGCTACTCGGGGCCAGAGAAACTATCTCTGGCGAAACGCCGACTTTGACTATTTTACGTTTAGGGCCAACCCAACCACTAGGGTTAAGAAGACTCCCAAAGCGACATAGCCTATCTCTATCATCCTACCACCAATGGTTCTGGACCCAGAAGTTATAAGCTCCCTGCCATGAACCATAACGCTTAACAGCGTAATTTGTGAACCAGGCATCTTCACAGGCGTAGTCCAGGTTGGGGCAAGCTCTTATCAACTTGCTACCGGGACAGGCCTGACCGAGTCCGACACAACCTTGTGAGTTGTATCTTTTCGGATTATTCCCACTCTCCTTATTATAGATAAAGAGTTTGGGATTAGATACCCCTGAGACCTGCGTAGGTGCCCTGTAAGGCGTTTTTACGACCGGCCTGGGTGGTTCTTTTAGTTTAGCCACATACGGACTAGGTGGGACGAATACGGGCGTTTCATATTTCCATGTTATTTGACTGTGAATGTTCTTAACAATCTTATGTTCATCAACTTTCGGCTGAGCTATCAGAGTTCCGGGCAGTAGCACGATAGCAACACTTGCTACCCCCACTATCTTGCGTAGTAAAATACTATGCCTTTCTTTTAGCAATACTCCCTAAAGTCTTTGTTCAATAAGCAATTCTCCCTTGTTAATTTTCCCCTACATTATACCACGGACTAGATGTTTCGAAGGTCTTCGACATTCAACTTGTCCATACAACCCTCGATAACGGACATGAACTCTTCCGGCAGCTTGTCTGTCTTGTCGTACTCATCGGCGAAGTCCATCAGCTCGTCAGTGCTGTACTTGCTTTGCAGCTCGTCAATCGTGCACTGGCAATATGATTTGAAGCTCTCGTCAATCATGCAACCCTTCATATAGGCATCGGCGAACATGGTTGCATCGCTGCTGTTCTTTGAATCAGCTCCGACCGTGTCCTTACCGACAGCATCAACAAAGCCGACAACGACACTAACCAGAACCATGAAGACAATTATGGCCGCGATTGTAAGAAATACAATGCTGACCCAGTTCATCGGTTTCTTCTCTGGATTCATTTTTTTCTCCTCATTTTAGTTACTATTCCTCCGGCCCCATCGACCAAAAGGCCAATCAACGCTACTGAAACTAACGCTATCAAAACCAACAGAGCCATCACGCCCGGGTCTGAGCCGGTTGACGGCAATACTGCCGGCAGTGGCTCGCTCGGTGGAGTGACCACCTCTTCCTGGACTTCAGGCTCTTCTTCTTTTGGGGCATTCGTCCAGTTAGCAAGCATAACATCTACATCTGCCTGATTGACTACCCCATCACAATTTAGGTCTCCCACGGCCCCTTCTTTTTCAAAGTGAGACATCAGAATAGCTGCATCACTTATATCGATAATTCCGTCCCCAGTCAGGTCCCCGGTACTTGCCTCGCATTCTACATTAGTCATCATAATCTCCTCCCACATTTATTACATACGTCATGATACCCGTCAAAGACTATCTCGCCCCCGCACTTGCACTTACTGCCCAGGTTGACGGAGATAATCACCGCCACTGAGATACAGATGAATGCTAGAGCGAATGCTACTTCTGCCATCGGATTCATAAATCCTCCTTTTTTATGCTGGGCAAGAGTTTGTTACACTTGGTTTCTGCCGTCGGTCAGACCCTCAGTGCTTTTTGTTCCCCAGCAGTAGCGGCCCGGCACCGCCATTACTTTATTTCTCTATCCCTACAATCTGTTTGCAAGAGTCACATTGGTAGTAGTTACCCCATTGTGGGTGCATCTGCAACTTGAAGTCCTTAGCCTGACAGACCGGACATTCTTTAGGCTCAAGGCCCTTAGCGACCCGGTAGCCAGTCTTTCCCTTATTCACGCCCCGACTAATCACATAGGATTCAATGTTCGGGTCATTGACAAAGGGGACATCTTCTTTCGTACCTTCTTCAACGTGGTGAGACCCAATGTCTCCCAAGTTCATATCCTCAATGTCTTGAGTAAAGAAGTCCGAAAGCCCCGAGGCCCGGAGGGTAGCGTCAATAAACGCTGACTTCTGAGCCATCTTTAAGGTCTTGTTCGGGTCACTCTGATTCTTGTCGAGACTAGCCGAACCCCGACCTTCTCCGACAAACACGCCATTCTTATCAGTTAAGGTACAGACAAAGGCCACAAGGCCCTTAGCGTTCCCAAACATCTCAAGAGCCTCTTTGTCGGCCGTAAACGAGGCGTGCCACCCAAAGATGGAGGCGATTTTCTCCGCTCCACCCTTACCCAAAGACTTTCGTCCCTGGATAACGTGGTAGTCGGCCTTCTCTACCATAATCTTGTTCACCTTCTCAATGAAGTCTTTACGCACCGCCAAGAACCCGTCAATGTCCGGGGCCATCGCCACCTCGGTAGCGGGTCGGTTGGTCAGCGAGACTTCTTCAACCACGTCCTCAATCTCGAGGACCTCCCCTGTTTTTTCATCAATATTCTTCATTTTGCATCTCCTCTCAGATACTTTTCGACATCTTCTCTGGTCACATACCAGAGTCCGTCAATCTTTACCCCTTTAATCTTTTTTGCTTTCAACTTTCGAATGATTGTCATTCGGTTTTTCCAGGGTAGCATCGGCTCCACTTCGCTCAATTTGTATAGCTTCTTCACGTTTTCTGGCTCTCCTCTCTTTCCGTAGCCGGCGTAGCTTTTGTTTATGTTTCTTCACCGCCGTCCATCGGACTTTTGCTCCCTTGCTACCTAGCATCGACAACCAATCTTCTCCGTACATCTTCTTCTGAGTCTCGGCGGTCTTCTTCCCACTGCCGGCCTTGCCACCAAGCACCGCCATTGCCGAGAAATAGTCTTCCCCGTAGAGAGCTCGTCTGGTCTTAGCCGCCTTCAGAGCTCCCTCTCGGGTACCACTCACCGACCTTCGGCGAGGTCACGGGCATTCTCCGCCTTCTCCATCTCCGCCTCCATATCAGGGTGATGGTCATCTCTCAGCCGGTCTAGGTACTTCTCAATCTGCTTAACTGCATCTTCAGGGTAGGTCATCTCACCCATAAAGTCAGTCGGATTGATTCCCTTTGCTAGGGCCTCATCAACTAGCCCCTTCTCTCCGAGTATCTCCCAGACTTGCTCCACCCAAATATCATTCTGTATATTACTCATCTTGTCCTCCATTCTTCTGCATATACTTCTCCGAGAGTACGAATTGCCGGCCGTGGCCCCAATTACCCTTACCCTCGTGTATCTTCCAATTCTCAAGGTCGGATACTAGCACATCACCAGTATCAGTCTCCTTAATCAGAATCTTCTTTATCTTCCGTCTTTTCAGCTCCTCCATCACATCGGCTTGGATTCCGTAGCCTTCCACAATGCGGAAGTAGTGCTTGTGACGCTTTACTTCTTTTCTAAAGACATTACCAATCACTTCTCCCGCCTTCACCGAGTAACCCTTCCGGGGGTCATAGGTTTTAATCACTCCAGTCTCCTTCGTCATCTCTGATTCCATTATTCCCTCACTTCCGTTACTTCAAACCCAATCACTTCTTCAGTGGCCTCTCGGGCCTCTTTGGGGCAACTAGCGTACACTACGGCCGTATAGACTCGGTCTCCCATCACATCTACCCGCACCTTATATTTTCTAGTCGTACCCGCCACAATTACTCCTGCTAGTGGATTCTTAAACATCTTGTCCTCGCTTTCGTTAGTTTTTCTTAACACTCTTAATGCTCTCTTCAATATGGTCCATTATCGTCTGCATATCGACCATTGACGCAAACTTGCCACCAAAATGGCTGTTCCAATATCGTAGGAGCAGTAGTTTTAGGTCTTGCAATTCTTTCTCAGTCATATTATCCTCGCATTTTCTTTAGAATCGCCTTTTTACGGGCTATCTTTATTTTCATTTCCTCGCCATCGGTGCCAACCTTGCTGTACTTTTTCGACCAGGTGATATTACTCTTCAGAGCCTCACCAACCAGGTCAGCGATGTCCTCACACTCGGCCGTCGTCAGTAGGATATTCTTCATCTTGTCCTCACTTTCATCATTACTTTACCTTACTTTAGCATACATTTCACTAGAAGTCAATCACTTTACCTTCGGAAGTTCGCCACAAGGAGGTAGGCAAGGAGCATTATAATTAGCACAATTGTTTCTGTGTTCATGCTAGACCTCCTTTGCGAGTACATATCCGTACTCTTTGGCTATTTTCTTAGCCCGTTTAATCTCTCGCTCCTTCTTGTCGTCATACTCCCAATCCTCGAGATTGACCTCAATGTCTCCGCCTATCTCACCCTCAACCCACTCCTTTGAGTCTAGGTATCCGTGAGCCTTCTCAATCTCCGATTTAAACCATCTGACCGCCTCGAGCGTCTTTTCGGCCTCGACTAGAATCTCATCAGCCGTGCCGTAATTTGTCCTGTCCTCATATCCCTCATTATTCAGCAGTTCTTCCAGTGCATTCTCATCTGAGGTCACAATGTCAAAGCAGTAGTGACCGCCTGACCTTCCGTACAATCCGATTGATTTTCGGTCAATCCTTTGTAGCATTTCCCATTCTGGCTCATCTGGATTGAAGGCCACCCCGTCTGGCCAGTCACTCACCCAGTAGTCAACCTCATACCCAAGCTGATTGTCGATTATCTCGCCAACCCGCTCATCAGTATATTCATCTTTGATTCTAGCTCGGTATTTCTTCGGAAAACGCTCCGCCACATCAGCAAGTTCATAGTCTTGGTGGTACAATTTCACATTCACCGAGAAAAGCTTATCGTCCCTCTCCGAGTAGTCTCGTAGTTCATCAAACTCTCCGAGCAAGGCCCGAGCCTTCTCCGCTTGTTTTGTAGTTATTTTCTTCATCTAGTCCTCCTCCCTTATCATCAGCTCAGCGTCTTTGGTCACATCTCCGTCAATCCTTACAATGTACTTTGATTCTCGCAAGTCTCCCTCGTCTGTACCATCAACCGCACTTGAGCATAGGTATTCAGCTCCTCCACCAGTCTTGTGATAGTATAGTCTCATTTTGTCCTCGCTTTTCTTGGTTATTTATAGTTATCAATATCTCTAGCTTGTATCACTAGAATATCGTCTCGATTCTCATAACGCTCAACCGCCTCGCCAATTGAGCTTGCTAGAATCGTCTCGGTCTTACGCTCCTTGCCTTCTCCGACCAAGGCTACAATCTCATACATATTTACCATTTTGTCCTCGCTTTTCTTTATTTACTTTTACCAATTGCTCAAGCAATAATCGAGCAATTTCCGATATTCCACCCCGTCTTTAATCATCTTTACTAGCGTCTCATCTTCAAGTAAGAAGTCCTCGAAGATGCCCGTTTCTCCCGCTAGTGCATTCAAGGTTGTCATTCCATCTTCCATAGTGTCCTCGCTTTTCTTAAAACATACTCATTAATAGTTCTTCGCCCTCTCCGTCTAGCCCGTCTAGTCTCTCTCCGTTCGCACACTCATTCTCCCAGAATAGGTTCTGGTCTTTTTCTGGCCCTTTGCCGTTGTCCTTGCACTCATTACAATAACCGACCCATCTTCCAGCGTTATACTCGTCTCCGTTTTCTCGGTCAATTACCTTATCACATACGTCACAAGTCATAGTTACCATATTGTCCTCGCTTTTCTTATGTTATCGTCTTTAATATTGCCCTCGTCTTTTAGTCCTCGATTGTGTCACTCAATCTTTTAACCATTTTGCGGTCGCAGTATATCACCGAGTCAATCGGCTCGACGTGAGTCTAGTCATTAGCTAGACCTCTTATCAGCCCCTTTGGTTACGGATTATTCAATTATTAAGGTTCTTTAAGTCTTTATTGTTGAGGTTGTTTTGGTCGGTTATCCTCGACCGCCATCGGTTGCGTCCTCGCATCTCGATGTCTCTAGCTTAACATGGCGTAACCTTATTGTCAAGCATATTGTCATATCCCTTGGTAGATTATCCCTTTATTATGGGATTATATCGCCCTGTTGATTTGCATTGTACCCCGGGATGGTAGCCCGTACTTGATTGCCCCGTTGATAGTTAAGCGTGATTGTGATTGATAGTAGTACCAATAATACCATTAACGCTTATTTGTTTTTGCTTAAAATGTTTTTTTGTTTTTATTGTTCTTTGCTTGCTTAAGTTTTGGGAGACGGGGGAACCCCCACTCACTCAGATGTATTTAGGTACTATTCTACTAATACACTTATCATCTACATAAAAAGGCTTTGTTAAGCCTTAAAAAATCAGCTGAGGAGACCCAGTGGGGTCTAGTATCCCCTGTCAGGAGGTTCGTGAAGTTTTCTCTCTTCTCTCCTTGCATACTTACTCGAGTCTCAGGTCCTACCTGGCCTGGCCCGCCGGAACCGTAGTACATGATTTCTTACGAATCATTCGGTTTACCCGGTCCTGTTGGTCAATCAGGATGTGCTTTATGACCGTTTACTTTCAGCTGAGTGTGACCCGAGCGGGGCTGATAGCTGCTAGGCTTCTCTGTGTGCGGCGACCCCTAGCATTTAAATCCCGGTCGCCTCAAATCTCACAATTTGGTACTCTTAACTTACACCAAGTTTCAGATATTGTCAAGACCTTTTTTAATAAAGCACTTGACATTTGAGACATTGTGTGCTACATTTATGGTAACAACGTTGCAATGCGTTGTGACTGTGTCAAATCTCACAATATTTGCACTCGCGTAACCCCTCCGGTTTGAGGGGTTTTCGCTTTATAATATTGGTATTGACATAGGTTTTCAAAGAGAGGAAAATATAAGTAATCAAGGGGTAGCTGACCTGGAATTGATAATCGTTTCAGGGGTGGGTAATGCGGAACCGGTAGTAGGGTTCATTCCCTAATAGCCGCGAGCAGGGTTGATTACCGGTAAAAGTCGAATGAAGGAGGTACTGGGGTGAATCTACTGAATAATAAATTAGAAAAAGAGCTATTTTAAGGCTCTATTTTTTATGGCTAAGTTTTCAAGAAAATGTTATGAAGAAGGTCACACCTGGAAGCGGGTTTCCCATACCAACTATGTTCAGACCATGTGGTGTCCCCAGTGTGGCAAGCGAGAACAGTTTGCCCTCGACGTTGATACTTCTAAGGCTTCGGCCGCGTTCGGCTCTAAGGGGATTCCCGGGTATTCATCAGAGGGCTACAACGAAGGACTTGGTAAAGTAATTAAATCAAAAAGAGATTATGATAATACCGTAAAGGAGCAAAATGCACTTCCCTACGAATAAGTATCACAACAAGTGGACCGAGTATAACGGAAAGAAGTATCAGTCCAAGAAAGAGGCCGAATATGCCCGCGACCTTGACTTTCGGATTAACGCCGGGGAAATCCTCGACTGGCGGCCCCAGCAACGGATTCCGATTGAAGTCAACGGGGTCCACATTGCCTACTACATCTGTGACTTCGTTATCTGGGAGAAAGACGGGACTCAGCGTTATGTCGACATTAAGGGCATGAGAAGCGGTCCGCCCTACCAGATGTTCAAATTGAAAAAGAAATTAGTGGAGGCTCTAAACCCTGATATTAAAATTGAGGAAGTTTAAGTGGCGTTAGAAAAAATCAAAAAAGAGAAAGTTGAAGTTCTACCGGCGACGGTCGTTAAGGGTCACTTCGTGAAAACTATTTCAGCTGAAGATGAGGAAGCCCTCCGGGCCAGAACCGCCCTGACCAAAAATGACGGGATAGGGAAGCAGACTTTCAAATATACCCTAGAACGGGCTCTCGACTTCTGTGACTATGTCCGGGCCGGGAACTCCATTAAAGACACCTGCCGCCTCATGGGAATGCCCTACAAGTCCTATATCGTCTGGTGTAAGCGTAACCCGACCACCTTTGTCCGCATGGTCGAGCAAGCCGAGGCGGAGTGTAAGGGCAAGAACATTGCCATTGTTCAGGCCGCGGGCGAGCGTAACTGGCAGGCCTCCGCTTGGTATCTGGAACGAAAGTACGCCGATGAGTTTGCTCTTCAGACCCGGGGAGCCAAAGAAGATAAGTCGGGTGACAAGATTGCCGTTCAGCTGGTGTTCAAAGAGGGTAAATCTAACACGGAGAAAAGATAATGTACGTTGAGTACCAGGACCCGACTAACGGGAACGCGGTCAAGACGGTTGACCTGACCGAAAAGCAGGAAGCCTTTCTGAAGTCTCAGGCCAAGTTTCCGCTCTACTCCGGGGGCTTTGGTTGTTTGAGCGGAGATTCTGAGGTTTGGTGTGACGGAAAGTACCGGAAAATAAAAAGCATTAAGGATGGTTTTAAGACTATCTCCATCGTTGGCGGAAAACCAAAAACGACCAATGCCCTCGCTCCAGTTAAATATGATAAGGCAGACCTTTATGAAGTAACTTTTGATAATAAGAATAAAATTACAGTAACCAGCGAGCATCGCTTTCTGACTACCCGTGGGTACAGGAAACTTAAAGAACTTTCCGTGGGCGACCAGTTATACGTTTACGACCCTCTGGAGACCACTTCGGAATCTTCCCTGTCAAATCGTCTCTCAGATGCTCTCCATTCGACGGATAAACTTTCAAGTTTTCTGGCCGGTTATCGTTCTTTACGCCGTTCTGGTGCCCGACAACTTCGCCTGGTAGAAGATGGCGACCGAGCATATCTTCTGCAACGAGACGGTGTTCGCGTACATAGCCTTGAGAATTGCATTGTGGATGACGGGGTTCATATACCAAGATATACCCGGACTTATCTGACACTCTTCCGCCCTTCCAGCGATGATTATTATGACCCAACTGTGCCCCCCTCGACAACCGTGGCAAATCGTATATCTTTAATAGCTTCTGAATATACTTTGGGTTTGCGTCTAAGGCTTCGGCTATTTGCCGCGAAGATAAGCCTTCTCTCGCTAGGGGCTCTAAGTCTTGTTTCGAAAATCTTCTCATATAAATCTCCTCACTCTAATCCTACCACATCAGTCACTAAAATACAATTCAAAAAGAATGATTTTTACTATGACCTCCACGTTCCTTATGCGAATAACTATCTGGCTGAGGGAGTATTTAACCATAACTGTGGCAAGACTTTCATTTTATGTTTTAAGATTATGGATAAGCTCAGTATCCCAAATAACTATGGTCTACTTGGTCGTCTGAAATATAACGAGCTTAAGGATACGGTCATGCAGACCTTCTTTGAGGTTTGCCCGCCTAATTACATTAAGTCATTCAACCGCTCTGAGCTTCGCGTCTATATGCAAAACGGCTCCCAGATAGTTTTTAGACATTTGGATACCATCGCCGAAGATGAGGTGAAGTCGATGAACCTCGGGTTCTTCGCCATCGACCAGGCGGAAGAAATCCCAGAAGCTCTCTTTTTGGCTCTCCGTGGCCGCTTAAGAAGAAAACTTGAGATTAAAAAAGATGAGAAATACATCCACCAGGGGATGATGACCTGTAACCCGGCCCTCACCTGGCTCTATAAATACTATAAGCAGCAAGTCGATGAAGATTACGACCTCTACGAAGGTTCGACGATGGACAACAAAGACCACCTGCCGCCCGAGTATATTGCCGACCTTTTGAAATATCCCGAAGCCTGGAAGCGTCAGTACGTTTATGGTATCTGGGACGAATCGCTTCTCGCCGATAAGGCCTACTTCCCGGCCGAATACCTGCAAGAACAGAAAGTTCTGATGACCAAAAAGATTCGCGACTTTGAAGGCTTTCGGATTTACGCTGAGGCGAAGAGCGACCATAAGTATCAGATTGGGGTTGACCCGGCCGACTCCGGTGAGGACTTCTCGGCCATCGTCGTGACTGATGTCGACAAGGCTCAGGTGGTCGCGGCCTGGAAGGGCCAGAAGCCGGCTGACAGTTTAGCCCATGATATAGCCAAAATCGGGCGTATCTATGGTAACGCGAAAGCGATTGTCGAGATAAATGGTATCGGTCTGGCCACCATGACCAAACTCAAGACGATGTATTCTAACATCTATAAGCGGGAAGCCTTTGACCAAAAGACCCGGAAGCGGACCAATAAGCTCGGTTGGTACACCACCTACGGAAACAAGATTCTGATATTCGATAACTTGCTTCGCCTAATGAGAGAAAACAAGGTCTTAATAAATGATGAGATGATTATTGATGAGTTTAAGACTTTTGTTTGGACCGATGAGGCCGCCCAGAAGGGTCTTGGGGCACAGTCCGGGTTCCATGACGACTTGGCGATGGCTTGTGCCCTGGCCTTCATCGACATTAAAGGTGGAAAGCAGGAGATTCCAGATGAGGCCTCTATCCCCGCCAACTCGGTATTGGGGACGATGGAGGCGATTAAAAGATTGCGTTCAAGAGACGATTATATTGGTAATTTGTAGAAAGGAGATGTTGCAATGGCACATTTCAAAAACGTATCGTATATGCCCGTCGAAGTGGTTTTAGACGATACTAAGACGGTGATTCGGTTCTTGCCCGGAGAAGTTAAGGAGATTGTCGACGCTGACGGAATGGAAACGGAGCGAATCGCCGCTCGTTATCCGAAGATGATTGAGAAGTTTGACCCGGCCGCTGAAAGAGAAAAGTTCGAAAAGGAACAGGCCAAGCTAGAAGCGGTAGTCCCGGGTGATGATAAGGTTGGGGGCCAGAATCCCCTCGAATGTCTGACTTGTGGCTTTGTGGCCAAATCAAAGCTCGGTCTGATGTCTCATTCAAAGACCCATAAAGAAGAGGACGTAGCCGATATTTTATGAACTTTATCTGTGAACTAACGGCCGAAGAAAAACGCTTGATTGACCTAGTAAGGTCGATTAAGTTTGGGACGATTCAGGAGATAAATGTCCGCGATGGCAAGATAAATATTGTCAAAGTGGAAACTCCGGCCGTAGTTCTCGGGTTCAAAACCGTTGAAAGTGTGAAGCTAGACACACAAGGTACTTGACAAAAAGCAAAAAGTGTACTAACATTTTTAACAGATAGTAACCCCCTTGCTATCGTATCGGAAACGATAAGGAACAACCTGCGTTATCCCCCTGGCGTAGGTTGTTTTAATTGAGGAGAGTGAAATGGCAAAGGCAAGAGAAGTGGCGTATCTGGAGGCTATCATAGTCCCCCTCTGTAAAGACCCCAAGACCTTAAAAATAGAACGAAAAGTTGATGAAATGGGCGTTCTTTTAACAATAAGTACCAACCATGATGATTGTGGCACTCTTGTTGGCAAGAATGGCGACACCGCCAACTGCCTCCGGAGACTTCTGCACATTTTTGGGGCTGGTAATAAGGCGAGATATAACCTAAAAATATCTTCCGGAGAAAAGAATTGAGCAAACAAGAAGAAACCGCCCTTATAAAGTCCAGAATAGACCGTGCCGTCAAATATTTTAATAACGAAAACGAGAATAAGTACAAAAGATTCCAGCGTTTCCTGAAAATCAAGCACTGGCCCGAAGGAAAAGAGAATCGCGACCGTATTACCGTCCCCTACATTCACTCCATCATCAGAACCAAGCTCCCTTCCGTCTACTTAAAGAATCCGAAGTGGGATATTTCCTTTAAGCGGAAGATGGACATTATGGAACCCGGCAACATTAAGAATGCCGAGAATGTTCGTAATGTGATGGACTATATGCCGGAAGAAATCGGCCTCGAAGAAGAGGTGAAGTCAACCGTCCTTGATACCCTGGCCTTCGGCCGCGGTGTTGTTTCTATCGGATTTGAGTTTGACTATGAAGAGGGCGAGAATCCTAAGATTCTAGTCGACCGCTTCTTTGTTAATCGTCTTTCCTACCCGACCGGCTGCTTTATCATGGACCCGGTTTCAAACAATGGCTTAAAGGGAGCTCGCTGGTGTGCCGAAAAGATTACCAAGCCCCTAAAAGATATTAAAGAAGATAAGAATTTCAAGAATACCAAGGACCTAAAGCCAAACGCCAAGTTCTCAGACGACATCCTGGGCGAGAAGAAGGCCGGCCAAGAAGAAGAGTACCTAGAATACTGGATGTACTGGGAAAAGAACCGCTTTGGGGTGGTTGATAAATACAAGTGTATCGTCGCCGACCAAGAGACCGTCATCAAAGAAGGGGTCAACCCTTACGCCCACGGAGAGTTCCCGTATGAGGAGCTTGACCAGTACGAAGTACCGGATTACGCCTTCCCTATCGGTGACATTGAGCCGCTTGAGACTCAACAGCAAGAGCTTGATACCGTTGAGAGTATCCTTCTAAACCACGTTAAAAAGTTTATCCAAAAATACAAAGCCCGAAAGGGTCAGCTGGACTCGAAGGCCCGAGATGCCCTCGTCTCTCCTGAAAATACCGTTATCGAACTTGAGGAGATGGACGACATCATGGCCCTTGAGAATCCAGCCGTTAATAACTCCGTTCCGCTGGCTACCTCAACTATTAAGGCCGACATGGACAACACCTCTGGTGTAAATGACGCTCGTCGTGGGGCCGGAAACGAAAACGACCGAAAGACCGCTACTGAAGTAGCCGTCGTTGAATCCGGAGCTCGCTCTCGCTCAGATGAAACCCTGCATATCGTTGAACGCTTTATGGGCCGGGTTGGACGGAAGTTGCTCCAGACTATCCAGCAATATATGACCGAAGAAGTTTATATCCGTATCAATGGCGATGGCTCAAGTCCGGAAGACTGGATTGGCCTAACCTCCGAAGACATCCAGGGCGAATACGATATTAACGTCGTCCCCGAATCAACCACTCCAATAAATAAGGAGATGGAGAAGAAGAAGGCCCTCGAGCTTTATAACATCTTAAAGAACGACCCGCTTGTAAACCCGGTCTGGCTTCTTGAGTACGTTGTTTCCGCTTACGGAATCCTTGATATTAACCGAGCCCTAAAGACTCCGGAAGAGTTTGCCCAGGAAAAAGAGCAAGCCCTCCTTGAGCAAGGGACGCAGTCAATGATTTCCGGAATGGGCGGTGAAGCCGGTGCCCCACCAGAAGCCCCAGGGCAGGAACAGCAAGAAGCGGTTAATCCTAATACCGGGAATGAACCATATAACCCGATGATGGTCGGTCAAGACGTGACGGAATAATTAAGGGAGAGAGAAGATGAACATTATCGAAAAACTTAGACAGATTATGATGGGTCCCGGACCAGAAATGGACCGAGTCACCCCAAGAAGCAAGGAACAGCTTAAGGCCTCTCAAAATCAGCGGTATCAAAGGCCGGGAAACAAGGCCTTGCCGGAAGAACTGTTTAACATGGTTTACCCGCAGCAAGATGTCCGCAATAGCTGGCCACAATCAGACTGGGACTTCTCCGCGAATGTCGACGAGATGGGGATGGACCGTCAGCCTTACGGTAGTATGTACTACACCGGAGAAGAGCCGGTAAGATTCCTGCCAGACATGGGATTTGAGAGAGAATTAAGGATTCCGCCCTATATGCCACAAAAATATCCAGCCGGGTTTGATTTTTCCGAAGTGTTTAAGAAAAGGATAGGCCGATGAAACAACTTCCTCAGATGATAGAGAGCCGTAACAAGATGTTTGGTCAATTTATGCCGGCACAAGGCCTAAATATCAACCTTACCTTGCAGATGCCTGAAGTTATGGGGAAGACAATTGAGGAGCAGAAGAAGAAAAAGACCGCTCCATTGGACCACTCAAGATTCGCGAAGCTATTGGCCGATAAAATACGAGAAGAGCCGATTTATACCAAGTCTAACCATCCTGGTGGTGGTTAGAGGCTGGTTCTTGACCACAGGGGGTGGTCAGGAATTAGCCCCTCGGGGCTAGGTATCAATTAACTTAATAGGAGGTCGTTATGTCAGAACCTACCAGTTCTAACGTAGAACCTGTTCTCGCTGGAGAACAACCAATTGGTGAAAGTGGTGCGGTTGCACCCGACGAAGTGACAGAACCTACCGTCGAAGTAGAGTCAGAACCTGAATCAAACGAAGTCTCCGCTGATGAAACCTTGGAAGAGGGTACTGAAGCGAAAACTGAAGTAGATGAAGGGGCCGGTGAAACATTCACCGACCTAAAGAAAGTGCCCGATGAGCTCAAGGCCATTGCAAAGAAGATGCAAGGTGATTATACCCGTAGGATGCAGAAGTTGGCGGAAAAGGAGAGGGAATTATCCCAACCGGCTCCGCAGCCAATGCAGGATGTCCCGGAAGACGAGGCAACCATCGCCATGAAGCAATTTCTCAGCACTCCGGAAGGAGCTGCCCTGAAGAGTCTGATGAAAGAAGAGATTGCCCAAGAATACGGAATAAATGACTTGCGTCAGACAGTTACGATGGAGCAGGCAAACAAGGAAATCGACGCGACTATCGCTCGGTTCGGCAAGGAAGCAATTGAAGAAAACTACGATGACATCGTAGAAATGATGAATCGCTACCCGGCCGCTCCGCTCGATATGATTGCCTCGGCCGTCCTGTTTGACTCCGCCAAAGAATCTGGCAAGGCAGAAGTCATGTCAAAGTTTCAACAGAAGAAGGAAAGTTCGATTGGTGCCGGAAAAACTTCTCCAGTAATCCAGGCCCAGTCACGAGTAGAATCGTTCGATGATGCCTTTAAGGCTGCTGAGAGAAGTGCTGGATTAAAAGATTAACAAAAGGAACTAAAAATGGCACTCACATTTTCAGTACCAGATTCCGTCTTATCTTCGACTCTTGCGAATTATCGTGAGAAGTTCGAAGACAACATCATGAAGAGCATCCCTCTTTATTACAAGTTGTACGAATCTGGAAAAAAAGAAACCGTCTCTGGCGGAGAGTCAATTGTAGTCCCTCTACGATATGCTAAGAACAGCACCATCGCCGGATATTCTGGCTATGGGATTATCGACACCACTCCACAAGAGACCAACACTGCTGCCAAATACAACTGGAAGCAAGTTGGAGGCTCAGTCACAATCAGTGGTAAAGAGGCCCGACAAAACTCTGGTAAAGAACAAATTATTAACCTGCTTAAAGAGAAGACCGCTGTCCTTGAAGACTCTTTCAAAGAGTATCTTGAAGGAAAGCTATTTGCTGCTTCGACTACTGACTCTGGCACCGACCCACATGGTATCGCTACTATCGTAGCCACGTCCGGTACCGTTGGTGGAATCGCCAAGGCTACCTATTCATGGTGGCAGTCACAAACCGGAACCGCTGCTTCTTTTGCGGCTAACGGCCTTGCTGAAATGCGAAACATCTTCAACGATTGTTCCGTATTCTCGGCTGCTGATAAGCCTGACTTCATCATCACCACTCAAACCGAGTTTGAGCGATATGAAGCTGTCTTGCAGCCCCAAGAAAGATTCCAAGATGCCAAGACCGCTGATGGCGGATTCCAGAATCTTCTCTTCAAAGGCGTTCCAATTACTTGGGACCCATCTTGCACATCTGGAAAGATGTACTTCTTGAACACTAAGTATCTGAAACTTGTCACTCACAAAGACGCTGATATGACTTTCAGCCCATTTGTCGAGCCTGAGAACCAAGATGCTAAGGTCGCTAAGTGTATCTGGATGGGTGAGCTGACCGCATCAAACTGTGCTAAGCAGGGCGTATTAACTGTCACCGCTGCTTAATCGCAGTAGAAAGGAGTTAATATGGCTTTTGCATCAACAGTTAGTGGCTCAACAGTTTTCGGAGATTTGAGAGTAACCTACGGCACCTGGACAACCGATACGACAACTGGTGACATCGACACCGGACTTACCAAAGTTCTTGCGATGTCTATCACTGCCGCCGGGAGTTCGGTAGTCGCAGATGCTCCTACAATCAACGAGACCTTGCCGGTTGCCGGGTCAGCAGTAACTATTATCTGTACATCTGCTACGGTTGGTTACTGGGTGGCTTACGGTAAATAGTCCAAACAAACCCCTTCGGGGGCAAACAAACGTATTAACGTAAAAAGGAGATAACAAATGTTATTCCAAAGAGTAAACCGCGACAATGCCGAAAAGGTATTTGTCATCGCCAAGAACACTTCTGGTGCGACTCTTGCTGCCAACCTGCCTGTTTATTGGGAAACCGACGAACAGTCTGACGGTGTAGCAGTGTCTCAAATGGTTACTTCTGGAAACCTGCTCTTCGCTGGTATCAACCACTCGTCTCTCGCAGACGACGGCTATGGTTTGGTACAAGTATATGGAGCTCGTACTTCCGTTGTAGTCAGCCCAGTTGTGTCTAGCTACTCGGCTGTCCCTGGCACTCGCCTTATCGGCGTTGCTGGTGCCGCTTACCTAGCTTACGGCTCAATGCTTTCTGCTGGTATTACCACAGAAGCTCTTCTGATTCCGGCTCTTGACCGCTTCGTAGTTGCCATGGAAACCATCGCTTCGGCTGATGGCAAATCCGCTACTGGTAACTGTGCGGCTTTCATTCGAGCCCTTTAGTTGTAGTAAATGGGCCGGGGGTCCTTCGGGGCCCCCAGCCAAGAAGGAGAAACATGAAGTTATTGTTCGTCGATGGCACCACTGGGTTTAGCCCAGACAGAATTGACAAAAAGCCTACCGGGGGAATCTTAAACAGCCTGACCTTGGTACCTCAATACCTGGCCAGCAAGGGGCATGAGGTTTATGTCAGCTGTACCTGTCCAAAGAAATCCAAAGTTAATGGGGTTACATACTTACCGCTCTCACACAAAGAAAAGATTCCTAAATGGGATGTCGTGGTCTTTAACCGAAACGGGTTAAATAACCAGATGGTCTCATACTCCAAGTCAATCGGTGCTAAGGTAGTCTGGTGGCTACACGACATCGTTGATTTCAGGTATCTCGAAGATGGTTCATACAAGCACGTTGACAAAATAATAGCACTATCGGAATACTGCAAAAAATCTTACAGCGAGTTCTACGACCTACCTAAGAAGCTCTTCGCCATTATTCCAAACGGGGTCGACAAGCAAATGTTTCACCCTGGTCCGTACAAGGACCGGAAGAAGTACAAGCTCATTATGGCCAGCTCTCCAATCAAGGGATACCTCCCGATTGAGCAGACCTGGCAGAATGTTAAGCGTCACTTCCCGGAAGCTGAGCTCTATATCTATTCTAATCAGAACCTCCACGAAGGCCTGTCCAATACCGATGCGATGGACGGATTCCTGAAGGGGATGGAGGGGCTTGGGGCGAATATCCTCCAGCCAGTCAGGCAGTCAGTCTTGGCCGACATTATGAGGGGTAGCTGGATTCTCCTGATGCCAAACGGTTATCCGGAGATTTGCTCAAACCTCTTACTCCAAGCAAGAGCCTGCGGGCTGCCCGTTGTTACAACTAACATCGGGGCCAATCCAGAGTTCATCGAAAATGGCGTAAATGGGATTATTTCTGAAGATTACCCGCACGACCTCTGGCTCTGGGTAAAGAAATATGTAGAAGCCACCGTTAATCTGTGCCAGAATGATAAGCAGCACGAAGAAATATCAAAAGCTGCTCCTGACAATATCCTCGGATGGGATGCGGTCGGGGAGCTCTGGAACAAGGAATTGGAGGCTCTATGTGGGAAAAAGTAAAACACTACTTCACGATGATACGGTTGTCAATCAAGCACCCCGGAATCCACGATTCCTCAACCTACGCTAAATACCCAAGAGAAGAAACATTCAGAGGTGATAAGGTTCTAAACCTTGGTTGCGGCTCGTCAGTCTATCCGGCCGAGAATGTGGTCAATCTTGACTACCTACCCGGAGATGAGATTGATGTCATCTGCGACCTGGGGAAGGGAAAACTTCCATTCAAAGATAATGAGTTCAATCTAGTCCTAGCCAACATGGTCCTGGAGCACGTCCCTAATTGGTGGGATTGCTTTAAGGAGATGGCTAGAGTCGTTAAGCCCGGCGGGATGATTGAAGTCTGGCTACCCGGAGACGGCGGAAGTTCTCAACTCGGCTACCGAGACCATATCAACATCATAAACGCCTTTTCGTTTGGCGGGATAGATAACGGGATGAGAAACATGGCAAATATCTGGGAGGTTGAAGACCGAAAGAATATTGGAGAGGTCAAGAATCTAAAGCTCGTTTCCTACCTAACTAGAATGAAAATGTACTGGTGGCTCCAAATCCTACCCCAGAAGGGCAAGCTCTGGATGGCTGACCACTTAAGAAATGTTGTTGATGAACACGGGTTCATCTTTATTAAGAAGGAGGTTGAAAATGGTTGAGTTAGAGTTCTATCGTTGTTTTAACTGTAAGAAGCCGATTGAGGTTGAGAAGATGAAGAAAGATATATCCTGCGTCTGCGGAAGCCGAAAGTTTTCTCCAGCCTACCTACCATTGCTCCCGTTCGTCTGGTACTGCATCAAGCACCCGAGCATTATCGGGAGAATCTTGAGGGGTAAATGAAGGCAGAAGTAGCCATACTTTGTCCGATTGCCGAATCGGTTAGTCCGGTGACGTTTCAAAGCGTCGCAGCAATGGTCGGATACTCAACCAGTAAGGGCGTGAAGATTAACCATATCGGGGTGACGGAAAGAACTTTAGTTGACACGGCCCGAAATACCCTCGCTAAAGAGTTTCTGAAGACCGATAACGAGTGGGCAATGTGGATTGATTCTGACATGACATTCCCGAAGGAGACCATCATAAAATTGCTTGATGTGGCCAAAAAGAAGAAGGCCAAGATGGTTACGGGAGTCTACTACCAAAGAGGTGGAAAACATTTCCCGGTTTGTTGGGTCCGCGACCCGGAACTTGAGAACGGCACAAAGCTCGTTCATGAAAATCCGAAGAAGTACGACCAGAATAACTATATCGGGATGTACGCTCTCCCCGGAATGGAGGCAGTCAAACCATTTCTGGCAGATACCGCCGGGTTCGGATGTGTCCTCATTCACCGCGAAGTCCTTGAGGTGATGGATTATCCATATTTCCAGTTTATCCCGGGAGAATGTAGCGAAGATTTCTACTTCTTTGTCAATGCCCGCGAGAAGGGATTTAAGCTCTGGGCCGAGCCAACGCTAGACTTAAGACATATCGGAACACCACCGCTTATCAGCCGAGAGGATTGCTACGATGCCCTAGAGGAGAATGAAGTAATTGTTGAACCAATAAAGGAGAGAAAATGAAGGTAAAGATTTATGGTTATGGATGGGTTGGCAAAGCGATGCACACGCTGTTTCCGGCCGCTTATATCAGCGACCCGAGTCTCGGTATGGAAAGTGATGAAAAATGCAATGTAGCGTTCGTATGCGTCCCTACGCCGCTCCTTGATGGCAAGTTAGATACCAGTATCGTCCAGGATGTCGTGGAGAACTCAGAAGAAGAGCTAATTATCATTCGCTCAACCGTAAACCCGGGAGATTGTGACTACTGGGAAAGAGCCTTCAAAAAGGAGATTGTATTCCAGCCGGAGTATCTCGGAGAGACAGTTGACCACCCGATGACAGACCAACATTCCCGACCATTTATCGTAATCGGCGGTGCACCGAAGAACCGAAGAAAAGCAATAGAGTTATATCAGGAAGTCTATAATGCCAATGTAAAAATAAGGCAAGTGACGAACCTCGAAGCCGAAGTGATTAAACTTTCTGAAAATAGGGCTATTGGATTCAAGGTTATGCAGTGCCAAGAATTATATGATGTTTGTGAAAGAGCCGGTGTAGATTACTACACTATCCGAGATGCGGTATATGGGGATGACCCCAGAATGAATCTTTGGTGGACATTCGTCTACAAGAAGAACCGAGGGTTCAACTCCTCAAAATGTCTAGTTAAAGATATACCCGCATGGTGCTATTGGGCCGAATCTCTGGGCTATGACCCGGGGATAACGAAAAAACTAATAGAAAAGAGTAACGACTATGGCAATAAAGTACGCGACTAAAGACGGGTGGGATTTCCAGTACATCCTTGATACTGGCAAGCCCTACTACAATTCTATTAAGGATGATACTGGCTACACCTTTAGCGACACTATTATTAACGAGGAGACGGCTGGACACCCAAATGTTGGGAATCCAAAAACTATCTTCCCGGGAAGCGATGCCGACGCAGATGATGCGTTGTATTAAGAATGAATCTACTAGATAAACTAAAGCAGGCAGTTGTGAAGGCCCGCTCTTCTATTAAGAAGAAGCCGGGAAACAATGAGAGCCTACTTAACACTACTCTACGCACAATGCTGACAGAGAGCCAAAATCGTACTGGCAAGAATGTCCCAGCCGTTTATAGAAATATGCCGGAAGGTGTCGGTGGCTACTATCGGGCAGATAAAAACGCCATAAGCATTAACGGTAAGCTCAAGGGCCCGATTGCAGAGCAGGAAGTTTGGCCACACGAACTTGCTCACGCTCTTTTCACCCAAAGGAGAAGGGCCGGGAATCTACATGATGAAATGTTTGCCCAAAGGCCTCAATTCGGTCAAGAGTTCCAGGGAGAGGCTGAGGCTGGGGATAGAGACTTCGTCAGCATGATGGAGAGAGAAAACCCGATTTATACTAAGGGGCTACGAAACTCACTGGATAGTGACCCGCTATATTCTGGAAATGGCCGACAATATGACTTCCCCTCAGAGCTTTTTGCCTACCCGTTCAAAGCGGTGAAAAATAGAGCAGCTGATTCGATAGAGGATATGCTCCTCAACAGACGCATAAGAGACAGGATTAACGTAAGCGACAAAGTCGCGGATTGGTATAAATGAGTAGAGTACCGCAAATCTGGACCAATACGGATAAAGAAGGGAAGGGGACAACGTACCTTCCCGTTGTTGATGCTGATGGAAAATTGTACACCAGCCCCCTTTCCCACGAAGAAGGTCCAAATAACACCGTATTGACCTGGACCAGTGGGAACCTAACTAAGATTGTTGATACATATTCAGATAAGACAGTAACGACTGACCTGACTTGGACAAGCGGTAATTTAACGGAGATAGACGTAACGGAGGTGTAAATGCTGGCGATTATTATTCCGTCGAAGACTGAAAGGTTCCTTGAAAACACAATAAGAGATGTCCTGGACAAAGCCGAAGGAGAGATTGTCGTATATGCGATGCTAGACGGCACCGATGTCGATGATAAGATAGATGACCCACGGGTTAAATACCACGTCTACGATGACGGGACTAAGGGCAACCACAAAAGACACATGCTCAACTGGGCCGTAAAAGACACTAACGCTGAATATGTGATGACGCTTGATGCTCACTGCATAATGGGACAAGGGTTTGACCGTATTCTAATCGAGAACCACAAGCCGAACTGGGTCCAGATACCCCGCAGAGTTAGATTAGACGCTGAGAACTGGTGCGTAGAAGAAACCAACCGACCTCCGGTAGATTACGAGTACCCAATGTGGCAAGACTGGAAAAAGGGCAGATTACGCTCGTACAGGTGGGAAGAGAGAACCCTCAAAAGAATCCATATCCCAATAGACGAAACCATGTCCTTTCAAGGTTCACTCTACTTTATGACCAAAGCCTACTGGGAAAAGCTGGGTCTGATGCAGACGGAAGGTTACGGTGGCTTCTTCCAAGAGAACGAAGAAATCGTCTGTAAGGTCTGGGCTGATGGTGGTAAGGTAATGACTAATAAGCTAACCTATTACGCTCACCTTCATAAGGGTAGTAAGTACGGCAGAATGTACGAATTAGACTGGAGCGAGAAAACAAGCCTAGAATACTCGTATGACTTCTTCGTAAATCAGCACCGAGAGGTTTATGTCAAAAATGTAAGGAGATTTATGCCAATACCGAGATGGCCTGAGAATTGGGAGGAATACCTTGGATAGAGAAAAGTTCTTACTTGATAAATATGGCGATGGAGCACCAAACTTTATAAAGTTATCTCGCTGGAAACAACTACCGTACCTACTCGACGAGATGGGTTGTAAGGTTGGGGTTGAGGTAGGAACGGAACAGGGCAAGTTTGCCGATACGCTCCTAAGAAAGATTCCTGGGCTTGAACTAACCGTAGTAGATTGCTGGGAAGCCTATCCTGAGTACCGAGAGAAGATGCAACCCAAGATAGACGAGTACGAGAGAATCGCCAGAGAGAGACTGGGTGACCGTTGCAAGATTATTAAGGCTTACTCACTAGATGCTGTTAAAGAGTTCGAAGATGAAAGTTTGGACTTCGTGTTTATCGACGCAAATCACGAGTTCAGGCAAGTCATTGACGATATAGACGAGTGGAGTCGCAAGGTTAAAAAAGGTGGCGTAGTAATGGGCCACGACTTCACGCTAGTTGACAACGGCTACGAGAGAATTGATGTTGAACCTGCTGTCAGAGCTTGGTGTCAGGCCAAGGGAATCAAAACCTGGTTTGTGACTGACGAGGGAGATAGGATGCCTACCTACTTATGGATACGCTAACTATCGTCATCCCTGGTCGCAACGAGGAGTTTATGGGCAAGACGGTAGAGGACTGCCTCAAGAATATCCGAGGCAATACCGACATTATCGCTGTCCTAGATGGCTACGATAAGCCTATCCCAGACCTTCCCCAAGACCCACGGGTGTACTACATCTTCAACCAGAAACCAGAAGGCCAACGGAAGGCCACCAATCGGGCAGCCAGGCTGGCCAAAGGTTACTACATTATGAAGGTTGACGCTCATTGCTCGTTTGACGAGGGGTTTGATGTCAAGATGATGGCTAAGATGCAGGACAACTACACGATGGTTCCTGTGATGAGAAACCTCTGGGCCTTTGACTGGAAATGCTACGACTGTGGCTTTAAGACTTATCAGGGGCCAACCCCAGAAAAGTGTAGCAACTGTGGCTCCAAGAATGTCAAAAAGAAGATGATGTGGGTAGGGAAAGACAACCCCCAATCAACCTCTTATTGTTTTGACTCCGAACCCCACTTCCAATACTTTAAGGAATATACCGAAAGGCCTGAGTATAAGGAGATGAAGGAGAGGGAGGGCTTGACCGAAACAATGAGCCTACAAGGCAGTTGCTTTATGGTTACGAGGGACAAGTATTGGGAGCTAGACCTCTCAAGCGAGAACTGGCCCTCAGAGGCAGGCTGGGGTTCACAAGGGATAGAAGTGGCCTGTAAGACCTGGCTATCGGGTGGAAGAGTAGTCGTAAACCACGACACTTGGTACGCTCACATGTTCAGGACTCAAGGTGGAGATTTCAGCTTCCCCTACCCAGGGCCGAACGCTAATCCCGCCAAAAGATATGCAAAGCAAGTATTTATAAATAAAGACCTGGTTCCGTTACTAGAGAAGTTCGCCCCCATTCCTGGTTGGTCCCAAGAAGATATAGAAAAATTAAAGAAAGGTCAATAAGGAAGTAAATGTCAGCAACAGGTTACGTTAGAAGCTGGTGGGCAGAAGGGGATTTCACTAATCCCACCAATGTCTATACCTCAAATGACACCTATGCCGTATCGGTAGATACGAGCAAATATCTTCATGTTACTTCTTTTGATGTTGGTTCTGTAATCACATCGGGAATGGCAATCAACGGTATCCAAATTAAAGTTGAGGGCCATGCTAACACTTCTGACTCTAGCGGTATTAGTGTGCGTCTATCCTGGGATGGTGCTACTAGCTGGACAAGTGCTAAAACTGGCTTATTAGATACTGGGGCCGACCAAACGATTTATATCGGTGGGACCGCAGATACGTGGGGGCGAACCTGGACAAAAGAGGAACTAGATGATACTGGCGGTGTCACATTCTATATCGAGATAAAACAGTCCACCGCTAGTCAGGATGTCGACATTGACTTGGTCCAGGTTCAGGTCACCTATAATGAATCTACGGGGAGCACATCTCCTTCGGCATCCCCATCTTCGTCACCGTCTTCTAGTGCGTCGAGTTCGGTTTCGGCTAGTTCTTCAATGAGTTCATCTCCGTCTGCTTCTCCTAGTAGTTCTCCTAGCTCATCAGCCAGTTCCTCAATTAGTGCTAGTAGTTCAATATCATCATCTCCATCTAGTTCCCCCAGTAGCTCTACGTCAAGTTCTCCCTCCACCTCACCGTCATCATCCATATCGGCCTCATCTAGTATGTCTAGCTCTGCCTCGAGTTCGCCTTCCAGCTCACCGAGCTCGTCTATGAGTTCATCGGCTTCAAGTTCTCCGTCTACCTCCCCGTCAACTCCACAGACAGACTGGTGGAATCCATCTTCAATTACCACTACGGTAGGTGCCGTAGAGTCTGGGACGCTAGCTGACTGTTATCGAGAGTCATCGACTACCAACCTAGTCCTTACAGAAGTTAATGGCACCCCAGGGTTCACTTACGACTTTGAGTTTGGTGTTTACGATAATATCCCTTCTACTAATATCGACTTAAATATCGAGGGATATTATGAAGGTAATGTGGGTCACGCAGTTGAGATACAACAGTGGAACTACAATACCTCCCAGTGGACAGACGTAAACGGGACGACCAAAGATTTACCACACCAAACCACTGAACAGACCTATTTATTCTCACTAATCGATGACGCAAACTACTTATCTAGCGGTAATGCAAAGATTAGAATTATCCACACTACCGCAGGTGCTAGTTCACACAGACTATATTTAGACAAATTTTACCTTTCGGCCGGTGTTTCGTCAACATCACCATCTAGCTCACCATCTTCCTCGATGTCATCTTCGGCTTCTTCTAGCCCATCCAGCTCACCTAGTAGTTCCGCCTCAAGCTCAGTCTCGGCATCGAGTAGTGCCAGTAGCAGTCCTAGCACATCTCCATCTAGTTCAATCAGTGCCTCTTCTTCACCATCTAGCTCACAATCTTCAAGTCCGAGTAGCTCTCCTTCTGTAAGCCCTTCTACGAGTCCAAGCTCTAGTATATCCGCTAGTTCTAGCACCTCGTCTTCGGCTAGTAGCTCACCGTCATCAAGCCAGTCTGTTAGCCCGTCGACTTCACCGAGTTCGTCAATTTCTGCATCATCAAGTACGTCATCTTCGGCTAGCTCGTCTCCAAGTTCTAGCATGTCTGCGTCTCCCTCCAGTTCACCCAGCTCAAGCCAGAGCGTATCCCCGAGCTCCTCACCTAGCAGCTCGGCCTCATCCTCAATCTCTGCTAGTTCATCCATCAGCTCATCGCCTTCGGTTGGAACCCCTTACTATAATACAAATACCGAACAGCACCTTATCTACCACAAGAAGTTAGCGATAAGGCTTGGGGTATCTAAGATTTCAACATGGAACAACGCAGGCAAACCCACGACTCCCCCAAATGGAACAATGGGGTTTAATATAGATACTAACGCAATAGAATACTACATAAATAGTACCTGGTACTAAAGGAATAAGATGGCAGATGCAAAAATAAGTGAATTAACCGAACTAGCAGTCGCTCCTGCAACCGACGATGTTTTAGCAATCGTTGACACTTCGGCCACAACTACTAAAAAAATAACTACCGCAAACCTCGTGCCTCGTAAGTGGGGTTGGCAAGACGAATACGGAAAACGCAGAGTATCAGTTGGACTTCAAAAAGAAGGTGAGTGGACTGACTATGCCTCTAACCCTGTATTAACGGTTGGTGCAGCAGGTTCTTGGGATGCATTACACGCTTCTTGGCCTTGCGTAGTTAAACCACCAAACGAAGACACCTACTATATGTTTTATACTGGGAAAAGCACCACTACTGCTTACGCAATCGGGGTTGCCACTTCAACTGACTTAGTAAACTGGACAAAATACGCATCAAATCCAATTATGGTAACTGACCAAGCATATGAGGGCTATACTGGTGGTGCTACTGGTGGCGTTGCTTATCAGACAGTTATTTACGATGAGTGGGAAACCGATTCAAATAAGCGTTGGAAGTTGTGGTATCAATGTAACTCAAATGGAACGCCAAGAGATAACCTTGCCTATGCGTATGCCTCATCTCCATATGGACCTTGGACAAAATACGCATCTAACCCTGTCGTATCTGGTTGGGGATTAAACTATGGATGTTCGGTCACAAGAGCAGGGGAAAGGTATATTGCCTTTTTACCTAAACTTGCAGACGGAGATTATTATATTCACACTTCTAATGACGGTATCACTTGGACAGACAGAGGGAAGTTCCTAACTCATACTGCCGCTAACCTTGAAGCCACCTCAGTAAGATATGGTGCGGTATTTAAGGGAGTTGATGGTTGGTATTTTATGTATGCTGCGAACAGAGTCACGCCAACACCGATTCTAAATATCTGTATAGCAAGTGCCAGTAACCCATTTTTAACTTGGACAAGAGACCCATTACATGATGTAAATCCTATTATAACCACAGGAACAAACTGCTTCTGTCCATCACTTGTTCCGCACAATGACCAGTTCATTGTTTATTTTGGCTATGCTAGTGGCACTAATAATGTAACAGGGATGGCTTACCTGAAAGGATACGCAATATGATAATTGAATCAGTTAGAAACTATAATGATGTGCTTGACGGAACTCCAATGACCGAGGTTAATGGAACGGTTGATGGGATGTCCTTCCAGTTCTTCTTGGATGGAACCTTCACCAAGGCTCAAGCTGAAACAAGAGTAGGTGCACTTGAAGCCAAGAAGATAGCCGAGAACAGAATAGGCACGACCCTTAAAGCTGAATATGTCGCTGCTATAAATGCCTTAAATACGATTATGTCAGAAAACGATACCTTACAGGCTTCCACCATAACGACTATGGCTCAAGCCGTAACCGCCTTAAAGAAGGTTGGTAGCGGAGTCTCTAAGTTAGCTGAGATACAAAAGAAAATTCTGATATACATAAACAAGACAGTTAGGTAGAGGGTGTAGCCCGTGGCTTGGGACTACTTAAAAAAAGAAGACGCTGACTATATACTTCAGGAAACTGGAGATAAGATTATTATTGGCGGTACGGCAGGTAGCCCAAGCTCGAGTCCGTCTACGTCCCCGTCGTCTTCTGCTTCCGCCAGTCCATCTAGTTCTGCCTCGGCAAGTCCAAGCACAAGTCCATCATCTAGTATAAGTGCTTCAAGCTCCGCTTCTAGCAGTCCCAGCTCTAGCCCCAGCTCGTCTACTTCGGTTAGTCCTTCTACTTCCCCTAGTTCATCCATATCGGCCTCATCAAGTGCTAGTAGCTCTGCCTCGGCCAGTCCCTCTGCTTCACCATCAGCCTCACCGTCTACCAGTCCATCAAGCTCCATATCGGCTTCCAGTTCGGCTTCTAGTAGTGCATCGGCATCTCCATCCGTAAGCCCATCAGCATCTCCCTCTACCTCTCCAAGCTCCAGTATATCGGCCAGCTCGTCCCCATCTTCATCTATTTCATCAAGCCCGTCTACCGGCAGCACCAGTCCGTCATCCTCTCCATCTGTATCTCCTTCCGTTTCTCCAAGTTCAAGCCCATCAAGCAGCGAAAGTGCTTCCGCCTCAATCTCGCCGTCAACATCCCCTAGTAGCTCTAGTAGCATAACTATACCAGTCCTTGAGCATAATACCGAGCAACACTTGATATACCACAAGAGACTGGCAATAAGACTCGGATTTTCCAGAATGTCTATGTGGAATAATGCTGGCAGGCCCACAGGTCAAGAAGGGATGATAGGTCGGAATATAGAATCAAATAAAATAGAAGTCTATGCCAATAGTGCATGGCATTAAGGAGACAATATGATAAAAATATGCTATAATGCAAGGAAAGGGGAATAAATGACATTCAGTGAAATCTATAATGCTGTTGTCGAACAATTCGGTGATACCTCCGATACAATGAAAACAAAGGCGAAAAGGTATGTAAACTGGACCCAGCAAGATGCCGCCAGTCGGTTTGACTGGCCCTTTTTAATGGGAACGGCTAACTTTACTACGGCTGACGGAACGGCCACTTATTCAGCCAATGCCGCGGCCGAGAAGATTATCGACATCAGAAATACTAGCAAGGACATGAAGCTCTACAAGCTATCTCGCCAAGAGTTTGATGCCAAGATTCCAGACCCAACCTCTGAGGGCTCTCCGGAGCTTTGGATAGATGCCGGGTCAAGCTCGAACATCCTCCAGATTCAATTCTATCCGATTCCAGACGCAATCTATACGCTGCCCTACTGGTACCGGAAGCGTCTAACAGACATGACCCTAGACGCAGATATTAGCGAGATACCGCTAAAATATCACAAGCTACTCTATCTTGGCGGACTGGCTCAATGCTACGAATATGACGAAAATCCAATGGCCAACAATATGTGGGCCCAATACGAGAATATGCTTGGGGAAATGCAGACTGAACTGATGGGTGGCTCAGAAGATGAAATCCCGGTTCTTCGCTCAGTCGATGAATTACATATTAACACCGTGAGTGACTTGAGGTTGCCGCCGGACCACTTTGAGATTTAGGGGGTTAAGTGAGAAAAAGAAATCTTCCTGACATAAAGGCACCTAATCCGACCGCCGCCACTATCCATGGCTTTGGTGGAATGGACGGTTCTACTCATCCGACATTATTAAAAGATAATATTCTTAGCAATGCTCAGAATACTTTTATTCGTGATGGAATACTGGAGAAACGTGGTGGCTCTGTGATTGAGGGAGATGTTCTTTCAAGTGAGCACGTTGAAGAGTTCACGGCTACGACCAAAAAGGATACACCCACCACAGCCGAATGGACAACCGACGGAGCGGCAAATAACTTCTCAAACAGTGCTACCGTCCTTTCTGGAGGAAAAAAGAGGTGGGTCAACGGTTATAGTAATCGGCAAACAGTAGTTTCGTCGACCGGTATAATCGTTAGTTTTTTCGCCGATGGAAGCTATAAGCTATCAGCCAAAAAGTCTAGCGATAATGGGGTGACATGGACAAAGCTAGACGGGACTGCCGGGACCACTCAGATAGACGCAGATACTACGGGACAACAGTCGGCCTGGATTAGCGATGATGATAGCATCTACTTAGTCTATAATCAGGATATTGGTGGAGGGGACGATTCCGCTAGATTCAGAAAGCTATCGTATAGTGCTGGTTCCTGGACTGTTGGGACCGAATACACGGTTTGGCCGACTGGTGGCGGGTATAACTCCACAAAGGCTCTTTCGATAACATACGACGAGACGAATAATAGAATATGGGTTTCTGCCTCTCTCATTTTCTACATCTCTAGTGTATATGTTTCATTTATCTACGCACATTATTCTGACGATGAGGGAGCCAACTGGACCGACACCATAGTTAATGTAATAGAAAACTCTGGCACGACTAACTCATACCCAACTGCTGAGATTATTATGGGGGCCGATGGGAAACCAATGATTTTGTATAGTGCCTACATAGTAAGCACTGGCAAGTATAATTATTACAGTCAATCCCTTCAGTCTGGCTCGACTTGGTACAATAAGGTATTGCTTAAAGCCGACTGCGGAACCACTCAAATAGCTACCCTCTGTCTTGCTGGAAGCACAGTGGTAGCAGCAATCGCTGATACGGGGAAGGTCTCTCTTTATTATTATTCTAGTTCATGGTCGTTTATTAAAGATGCCTACACCCTGGGGACCAATGAGGGATGCAATTTCTCAATATCTACTGATGGCACAAATACCTGGCTTGTCTACTTCGTCTATAACTCCAGCACTTACGTTGGAAAGATTTACTTCACGACCTCTGCCAGCGTAACGTCGGCAGATAGTTGGACTAGCCAATCCCAGATTCTCACATTTGATGACTCTACCTCAATCTCTGCGGTTATCGCAACTCCGACCAATATAAAGGCGGGCCTGTTCCCAATCGGCTATGAGAGGGTGACAAGCACAGACACCGTTAATAGATACGGAGTCACTGTGCAGCTATCTGGTATCCTTCAATCAGTCGGGTATGATTCTGCCGCTGGCTCTCAGACATACACCTCTACGAACAGTATGACCCTTAGTACAGGAGGGGTTGCCACGGTCCAGTTTGCAGACTCAGCTGATAACACGACTTTTGGAGACTTTTCTTCAGACATTACCACCATGAACAAGCGGTATATTAAGTTCAAGATTACCCTAACTACGACCAATCTGGCCACTGCCCCGTCGGTTGATAATATCAAGATTCAGTATGGTGGAGCACTAATAACTGGGGCACACACCTTCACCAACAATGCCGGGTCTAAATACTTCCTCATTGTCTCCGGGACAAATCTATATGTCCGTGAATCTGGGACCACCTGGTTAAATATTAAGTCTAACCTTACTACTTCTCTCGTAACCTCTGCCACTGCATTCCAAAACTTCCTTATTATTACCAATGGCACCGATGCTCCGATACGTTTCAATGGGAAGACGACTACCGGAACGCTGACCGTTAGCAACGGCTCTGGCTCTGTCACTGGCTCTTCAACTAAGTGGAATACGGCTTCAGATGCCAACCAACTGTCTGTCGGCGGAAGGATAAAAATACAGGGAGATAGCACTTGGTACACTATCTCGGCGATTTCTTCTGATACCGCCCTTACCATTACGCCAGTTAAGACCGGAACGGCCTCGGCTGGCTCCACATACGAGGCTTATGGAGCACCAGTTCTAGCCGGGACACCGCCATCAGGCAAATATGTGGTTGTCCATAAAAACTTTGTATTCTTTACTGGGATGAGTGCTACGCCAACCAGGCTCCAGTACAGTGCTGCGGGTGACGCTACTAGCTGGCCAGCTGCAAACATTATCGACGTTAATACCAATGACGGTGAAATAAATACTGGGCTACTGCCATATAAGGACGTTCTCCTTATCGGAAAGTACGACTCCTCCGGAATTAAGAAGTCCGTGAATGCTCTCTATGGCTCTGGGGCGAGCGACTTTACATTAAAGATGATGACTTCAGACTATGGCTTTGTCGGGCATCAGGCTACATGTACTACACCTAACGAGGCAATCTTCCTCGATAGGTCGGGTGTCGTTAAAACTAACGGAGTCAGCTTCCAGAAAATCGGTCAGGAGCTAGAGAATATCACCAGCACGATGAACCAGGCCTATGTCCAGAAGGCTGTCTGCCAATACTTCAATGAGCACGTTTTCATCGGAGTGCCAATCGGTTCCTCAACCTACAATAACTACTTACTAGACCTAGACCTTGAGGTTGGTGGCTGGACCTACCATACCGGGATAAACCCTGGCTACTTTGCTATTTATAGCACCAGCACCACGCCAGAGCTTTACTTCGCAGACCAGTCAACCCTGCCGGCCGTGTTCAAGTTTAACTCAGGAACCTCCGATAATAGTCAGGCGATTGACTGGATTATTGACACGAAAGAGCTGGATTTTAAGACCTACTTTATTAAGAAGAGATTCAAGTACCTCTACGCTTTCTTTGAGCCAACCGGAGACTATGATGTTGATGCTTATTACTCAGTCGACGGCTCATCTACCTGGACCCAGCTTACTGATGCGGTTGAAGTCAGCGGAACAGACGATGTCTTTAAGAGGTGGATTCTTCCCGGGCTATCTGGTTCATCTATCAAGTTCAGGCTGAGAAATAACACCTCAACGGATAGTATTAAACTTGCTAAGATTACCTGCGTAGCGATTAAGAAGAGATATAGGAGTGCTTGATGCCACTAATCACCTATGACATGGAGCTAGATAAGCCAAAATATGATGGCGACCCAGTGGCCAGCTCAGTTAAGGACCTATATCAAATCATGAATATGGGGACCCTTGATAATCAGAATGTCAGCGTTGCTGGACTTACTCTGCCTGGAATGATAGTCGCCTACGGTAGCTCCACCATTCCGGCCGGGTGGCTTCTTTGTGATGGGACATCATACCTGAGAACCACATACCCGGCCCTATTCGCTGCTATTGGTACGGCCTATGGTGCCGCTGACTCTACCCACTTTAATATCCCAGATATTAGGGGGCGATTTATCAGAGGAGTTTCTAACGCTCAAACCATAGACCCAGACAGGGCGGCAAGAACTGCTATGGCTACGGGAGGAAATACTGGGGATGCAGTTGGCTCAGTCCAGACTGATACCTATGGCTCACATAACCATGGCGGAGCAACGGGTGGGCAGTCCCAAGACCACGTTCACTATTTCTCTACCGGCGGCGTTACGGTTGCGGGTGGGAGCACCTATAACAGACCGGTGAACTTTAATGGTTCAGACTATACCTATACCTCCAGCGGAGCATCACAGAACCATACCCATAGCGTAGCTTCCGGGGGCGGGAATGAGACCAGACCAGAAAACATTTACTGTGAATATATCATTAAATATTAAGAAAGGATTAAGATGGCTAAAGCACCAACGTATCAAGACTATCTGAATGAAGCCAATAACGTCTATAAGACGGACTACGATACTCTTGAGACATCAACTAAAAACAGGTATGAACAGGACCTTACGAAGCTCAAGGATAACCTTGTAGAAGAGTATAACCGTCGTGGCATACTGAA